CAAAAGAAAGAATCAAAGGCATGAGTAAGTTTTACACCCCAGCATGGAAAGACAGAGGGCGCAAGTTTCTTAAACTCATAGAGGCAGCCCCAGAAAAGCTAGATGCAGTTAAGATCTACAAGAAAGGTCTCAACACTGATAATGTATTTGAAAGTGAGATACAACCTAGTGACTGGATGAGTGAGGCAGGGTATGACGTGAAGGTGTGGGCGCAGGATGAGAAGACCGCACAAGATACGCAAGGACTAGAGAAGATGAACGCAGCAGTTGCAAATATTCCGGGGAACATAAAGCTCATGGAGATATTCCAACGTAAATTACTTGAATACGCTGATCTAACACCAGATGAGGTCAATGCAGTCATAGAGATAGAGAAGCAAAAGCAAGAGGCATTTATGCAACAGCAACAGCTCTTGGGTCAAGGAGCACCACAACCAGGTCAGCCTCCACAAGGTCAATTAGGTCAACCACAACAGGCACCAGCACCAGTAGCCTAATAATATTGCTTGATATACACAATGTTATATAGTAAGATACAGTAAATATGGCTTTCAATGAAATACTAAAACAGTACGGACTAACCTATGAACAGCTAGAACCTGATGAGCGGGATACCTTTCATTCAATGTTGAAGGCTGTAGAGGGAAGCACACTCACTGTAGGCAAAATAAAAGATGCTATAGCTTCTGCACGTTATTCGGTAGAGCAAGAACTTACAAAAACACCTTCTAACTTCTTTATGTGGTTGTTGGGCTGGAAAAGAGACTTTTCCCTAAAGGCAAGATTACAAAATTATATGTTTCTTGAATCAATGCTTACTGCACCAGACAGGGCAAAGAGAGCGTTAGAGGAAGCATTAGAAAAGGCAAAATAACTTATGGACGAACAATCAAACTTAAAACTAAACAGTATTCTTTCTAAACATATATCGTCGGTAACTGACACTGACAGGAAGTTTTTGACAGCGAGAAGTAGTTATTTAACACCAGAACAGACAGAACTGTATCTGAATGAAACAAAAAAAGAAACTACAATGAAGTATGAAGATTTACTACAGGCGGTAAAAGACAAAGGACATCATGTTCCTAAGCGATTACCACGTGTAGAGCTAGAGAAGATGTTAGAACAATAATTACAATTTATATCCAAACTCGGTAAATAGCCGAAACGGTAAATATATATGGCAGAAAAACAAACTAAGGAAGAAATTGAAGCAGCCCTTAAAGCAAGTACAGAACAGATTGAAAAAGATGCAGAAGAAGCTAAAAAGAAAGCTGATGATGCTATAGGGGAAATCCCTGACTTAGAAGAAGACCCCGAACCAAGTACGCCAGCACCCTCAGAGGAAGACCCCGAACCCACTCCATCAGAACCTGCACCATCCCCAGACTATAAAGAAAAGTTTAGTCAGTCCTCACGTGAGAATCAAAAGATATACGCTAAAAATAGAAAGATCAATGAGGCAATGTCTAAGGCTTCTGAACTTAACGTAACGGATGAAGAAGTACAGGCTGAATACTCCGATTGGGATGTAATGTCAGATACTGAACAACGACTGGCAAAAGACAACTTCATAAACAAAAAGAGATTTGAGCTCGTAGCACAAGCAACAACAGAAGCTAAGAAGATTGAGAAGTGGTCAGATGATGTTGCAGAATATATACAGGATCCTAAGGTGCTTGCAGATATTCCACAACTAGAAGGGAAAGAAAAGGAGTTTATAGAATTTGCTAATAATCCTGAAAATCATTCAATTCCTATGAAGATATTAACGTCAGCATTTCTGCATGATATGGAATCTAAACCAAAAGTAAAGAATAAAGGTGGTATGTTTGAAAAGGGTACAGGTGGGGGAATACCCGCTAAACCAAAGGGAAATAAAATCACTTTAGCACAAGCAGAAGTTCTAAGGGGTACTAATTACAATCTCTATAAAGAGTACCTTATCGCAGGAAAAATAGACAATACCATCCCAGAATAAATCTTCGCTTGACAATATATATAAGTAGACTTTATTCTTACTACAGAAGACTCCTAACCTCTACATAGAGACGGTAAATACCTTCGTATTACCATTTCTAATTTTTTATATGTCAGCTCGTGCAACCACAATAGCACAAGGTTTCTCACAGAAGTTGATGCTTGAGACTTACGACAAAGATATTATGCCTTTAGTCACTAACAGTGATTATGAAGGTGAAATCAATGCTGTAGGATCAAAACTCAATATGTTGAACTTCGACCGTGTGTCTGAAAAAAACTATTCAGGAACCGCTCTCACTTATGATTCTCTAACCGAGAATAACCTCACGTTAATAATTGACCAGTACAAAGTATTCTACTGGGCTCAAAAGACTCTTGCTAATTGGCTTTCTTACATTAAGAATCCAAAACCAACAATCGTAGTTCAAACAGCCGCAGAACGAAATAAGAACAAAGATACTTTTGTCTTTGGACTTCATGGTGATGTTGGAGCAGGTAACAGAGTAGGTACTTCTTACTCAACTAGTACAGTAACCATCACAACTGGCACAGGCGCAGTTGCAGGATCGGATACAGTCTTTACAGCCGCAATGGTAGGTAAAGGATTCAAAGCCGATGGTCACAGCACTTGGTACAGAGTCAAGTCTTTTTCTTCAACAACCTCTATCGTAATTGAAGATGATTTAGACGATGCAGTTTCGGCCTACACAGGCGGAGCAATTGCCGGTGGATCGACTTACGAAATTCAAGCAAATACCCCTATATCTATTACAACTGCTAACCTTTTGGCTCAAGTAGGACAACTTGCCCTTAAACTTGACGAAGCAGAAGCAAATGGATATAACACCGTTCCTGATGATAACCGATTCTTGATAGCTCCTCCAGTATTCTTTGACAGACTCACAAGAGCATCTGGTGTAGCTTTGCATGTTCCAGAAGTTTACACAGACCTTGTTCAAAAAGGTTACATGGGTGATCTTCTTGGATTCAAGCTATTCAAGAGTAATCGACTCTCTGGAAACAACACCGACGGATATCATATCATCGCTGGACATCCAGGCTGGATGACGTTTGCCGACAAAGTATTACAGGTACGAATGGAAGAAGATTTGCCTGGAGACTTTGGGACAGCTTACAAAGATTTGTATGTGTACGGTGCAAAAGTAAACGACCCACGCAGACACTTTGCAGCTGAACTATTTGCAACATTTGCTTAAGTTAGTAATTAGGGAGAGCTTGGGTAGGTAGAAATACTTACCCAAGCCCCCGACTTAGATATATATATGAGTACAACATTTGAATTACTAGCACAACTACCGAAGGCAGATCAAAACGAGGTTACACGAATACTCGCAAAAGCAGCTGCTATAAGAACGACAGCAGAGGCTTCTTTTATAGCTGCACGTTTACCGTATCAAACACAAGAGGTAGTTCGTTACGATTCAGATGGTCTTATCTTAGAAGCTGAAGGAAACACCGTACCTGAGGGATATGCCAATTTCAAGCAGGGTGCGTTCTTCAGAGATTTAGATAAGGCAGGAATGAACATATATATCAATACAGGAGATTCAACAACTGCTGTCTGGTCTTTACTTGGAGGACAGATAGTATCTGCTTCTCCATCACCAACCCCATCTGTATCGGTATCATTGAGTCCATCGGCTTCTGCAAGCCCATCAAGCTCAGTATCGTCATCAGATTCCCCATCACCTTCATTCCCATTTGTCTAATTGACAATCTAAGACTACTCATGTAATATGTATGATATGGGTATATCTATAGTTATTCCAAGCCGTCATGAAAGATATATTCAAAAAACGATACAATCTCTACTTAAAAGCGCTAGAGGAAGCATTGAAATACTAGCTATACTTGATGGATACTGGTGTGATCCAGAAGAGATAGTCCTAGATAAGCGAGTAAACTACATCCACTTCACTAAGCCACGTGGTATGCGCTCAGCCATCAATGCAGGGGTAGCCCTTGCTAAGTACGACTACATATTAAAGACCGATGCACATTGTCTATTTGCCGAAGGGTTTGATGAGGCGTTAAAGAAGGATATGAAAGATGATTGGGTAGTAGTGCCAAGGCGTTATGCTCTTGATATTGAGGCGTGGGATATAGAGAAAAGGACAGACAACAAATACCCGATAGACTACATGTTCTTGGATAAAGACATGAAGGGTCAAGTCTGGACTGCCAAGAATAGAATAACTGATACACTACCAAAGATAGATGATATTGTGACCGCACAAGGATCATGCTGGTTTATGAAGAAAGAATACTATAATAAGCTCGGACTTTTAGATGAGGAAACATACGGTACATTTTGGAATGAGTTTCAAGAGATAGGGATTAAATGCTATAAAGCAGGTGGTAAGGTCAAAGTGAATAAGAATACGTGGTACGCACACTGGCATAAAACGGAGGGACGAGGGTATAATCTACGAGAAGATAGTAAAAAGGCATTAGAAGCATTAAGAAAAATATGGATAACTTAACAATAATCTACTACACTAGTAATTTCATGGATGATACTAACCCTTATTTTTTGGAGAATACTAAAAAGTATCTTCTTAAGGCTATCGGTGATCTTCCTATGGTGATAGTATCTCAAAAGCCTACCATGTTTGGTGATAACACCATAAATGAGTGTATAGGTGATATAGGCAGGTCTCACCTTAATATATATAAGCAGATGCTTATAGGGGCAAAGATAGCCACAACAGAGTACGTAGCACTAGCCGAAGATGACATACTCTACTCATACGAACACTTTCATAATGAGTATATAGGTAAATATCCGGACAAGTTCCTTTATGACATGAACAAGGTATCTATGTTCTCATGGATCAAGCCACCTCTTTTCTCATTCAGACATGATCGTATGGTAGTAAACCAGCTCATAGCACCACGTAAGCTCTTTATAGAGGCACTAGAGGAACGATTTAAGCGTGTAGAGGAGCTACTTAAAACACAACCACTTGAGAAGATAATCAAGTACTGGGGTGATTTGGGGCGGTATGAAAGGTTACTCGGTGTAACAGTACGACCGACTAAGACTTTTATGTGTAAAATGCCAAGTATCGTATTTAGTCATGTTGATGCATACGGCTATCTATCACAAGGCAAAAAGAAACGACTAGGGGATTTACGAATTACCTCACTACAAGGCTGGGGAGATGCTGAAACTATTTATCGACTCTATGAAAAATAACAGCGCATACATATCCTATCTACCTATACTCTTAAAGGCTGTAGAATCAACTACTGGTCCCATATTAGAGCTGGGGATGGGGTATAGCACAATGATCCTACATAACCTATGCGAGAAAGATAAAAGGAAGATTGTATCCTACGAAAATGATCCTAAATGGTTTGTTGAGAATACGTGCTATATAAGCGATTTTCACCGTGTGAACTTAGTCAACAACTGGGAGGATATTGAGATAGAAGGTAACTACTGGTCAGTTGTCTTGGTCGATCACAGACCTGCAAGGAACCGTAGAATTGAGGCTATGAGAGTCAAAGATTTTGCTGATTTTATAATCCTTCATGATAGCGAACCAGAGATTGATCGCTTCTATGGGTATAGTGAAATATACAAGCATTTTAAGTATGTATACCATTACACAGATGCACTACCTAATACTACCGTATTATCTAATTTCAAAGATCCATCACTATTATGAAACAAGAAATAACAATAGAACAATGGAACGAACTATCTCCTATGGGTAGTAGGAGATTAGGGGATTGGTGGGACAAAAATGTGGAAAAAACGAATGTAATGTTCCCTTATATGAATATCGGTATGATGATTGAGTTTTTAGAAGATCACAAGAAATATGTTAGATGTGAACAATGGATTGATGATGAATGGCATCATTGGAGAGTTGGCTTAAATTGGCTTGGTGAAGGTAAGTTTGATTATATTTGTGAACAAAAAGAATTAGTAGATGCTTTATGGATGGCTGTAAAGGAGGAATTGAAGAAATGAAATACGACTTAACTGTAATTATCCCCAGTCGCTTGGAAATGTTTCTTTCTCGTACGGTGGATGAATTATTAAAAAACAAACGAGGCAAGACTGAGATTATAGTCGGGCTTGACGGTGAGTTTGCTGATCCACCTGTAGTAGATCACGAAGATGTAACTATTCTGTACTATGGTGAGTCCATAGGACAACGTGCAATGAGTAACAAATGCGCAAAACTATCTAAGGCTAAGTACATAATGAAAATAGATGCGCATTGCACCGTAGATGAGGGTTTTGACGTAAAGATGATGAGTGAAATGAAGGATGACTATACTATGATACCAGTCCTATATAATCTGCATGGGTTTGACTGGGTTTGTGAGAAAGGTCATAGACGATATCAAGGTCCGTCTGGAGTGTGTACGGACTGCGGACTTGAAACTCAACGAGATATTATTTGGAAGCCTCGCATGAGGCGTAAGAGTGAGTTTTATCGGTTTGATACTACCCTGCATTTTCAGTACCACGGGATACAAAATAAACAAGTACCAAAGGAGGATGTGCTCGTTGAGACTATGTCAGCGCAAGGCTCATGCTTTATGCTA